GATACAGGGCAGCAGCTGATGCCAGTGCTGCTCTTACATACGACAAGGCCGCCGCTTTGAGTTGTGATTTCATAGTTGTACTCCTTGTATTTTTTTAATCAATGCCGCCACCTTGACCGCATCAATGCTAATTTCAAAGTGCATCTCATCCTTGCGCCCTTTGTAATCGCCTCCCCAAGTCAAACCATATTTATGTGCAAGTGCTCTGAGCATTGGCACCTTGCCTGCCTCAAATGTTCCCAGTTGGCCTAATGGGTGACGGCTTGCATTTAAATCGATGGCCGTGCCGCTACTGTGGTTGGAAAGTTTATCGGTAGTACCCCTCACCATCCTGTAGCAAAATCCCCAGTCATCACTAGCTCCTACATCTAATTCCTCTATCAAATTATGAAACTCTGCTGCAAAACCTACTAAAAGAGGTGCTACCTTCTCGGCGCATCGCAGTTTAATTAAAGTACCAGGCACAGAATAGGACTGAATACCTATCTCAGCCTGATCCTTAGATGCAGGCCAGCCGTTGTAACTTGTTAGCATTTAGGCATTGGTATAGGTAACGCTAACCTCGCCGCCATTGGCCATAAGGTTATAGGGTTGAAGTTCCACCCAACCTTCTGAGCAGCCACTAAAGCCTTGGCCGTTCATATTGCCGTTCATACAAATAATGCTGCTTGTTGACCATCCATTATCCGATCCTGAGCCCCCAGCCGACCAGGCGACCGAACCCTGTAGCACGCATACCCCGTCCTGATACCAGCGCATAGCACAAGTAATATTTGTGTCATCGGGTGTGAAACTTAGGCCCGTGCTGGCCCCTGCTACTGCTCCTGCTTGTGCGCCATTAGATGCCTGTATGCGTAGATCGTACTTAGTTTCATTACTTACATTGAACTGTACTGGTCCCATTTTATTCTCCTTTGTTAGATATCGATAGTGCCGCTTGCTGTGAGTCATAGTCCGATTTCACATAAGTTGTAAATGAACCATCTGCGTGCTCAACTACAATGTGTTCAATTCCGCTGTCGCTTGTAAAAGTTGTAGTTGTCATAATTCGGCTGTTGCTCCAATGTATGAGGCTGATGAACCTGCGTTTGCAGATAGATAAACTGGGCGGCTTGCGGTTCCACCGCTTGCTACATCTACTTCAAGCAATTTCACCTGCTTGCCGTAGTAGTAATAACCAACGGCTGTTGCGTTGTAAGTGCTTGCAGAACCATCTGCCAGCCATAAGTTGTTGAAGTCAATTGCACCTGTGTCTGTACGCATTGTTACTGGACAATTTAACGCTACACGCGCTTTAGTACCTGAAAAGAAAATGCCATTAGCAAAGACTTCTCCACCTGTTGTGCGGAAATAGTAACGCTGACAAGCAACTAATTCTGTGGCATAAGTTGGAGTATTGGGAGAATATGCTGTTGCAGTAGATGCAATTTCTACCTGTATGCCTGTAACTTCATAATAATCATTAGCACCAGCGGTGCCAGTCGGTGTTGAAAGAAACTCTGTGGCTAATTGTGTTGCAGTTGCACCGACTGTTCCAGAGTAACTAAATCGTTGCCAAGTTGTCGTCAATGTTGCTACTTGACTCACCACATTTGCTGCCCCTGTAAATCCAGTAGTTGATTCATTTTGATCCGTGCCTGTGCCTGAAACCAATTTATAGGTTAAGGCGCTGCTAGTCGGTGAATAGTTAGCACCTGATCTAGCATAAAAAGATATAACGACTGTTTTACCAGCAAACGGGATAGAGTTGATAGATTCCCAGCTGCTAATTAAATACATCGTGCCTGTACCAGTCTGCGATAGATTTCTTTGTACTTTTGCGCAATACTGGATAAAAGGCAGGTTGGTCGTATCGCTCGTAGTTTGTCGGCTTACTGTCGATGCTTGGTTTGCCCCGACATTAAGTATGTATCTATCTGCTGTGTAAGTGCTATTAGTTGACGCCAACACCGAAACACTTGTACCGCGCTGCCATACATTCATTGCGGAATTGATAACGCCATTTTTGCCTGCCACATTTGTGGAACCGCTAGCATCGGCGGCATCGACTGCAAAGAAAAAAGCCGCACTTGTGGTATTGAAATACAGCGTGCCAGCATCGTACTGATTTAGGGCAAGTGTTGCGCTTGTGCTAACTGTTGCCGTGCCTGCCGTTACAGTTAAAACTCCAGCGCCTACATTTTGTATTTGTACAGTGTCACCAGCTGCAAAGAGGGCCGTATTAACTGTAATAGTTGTAGCCCCTGCCGCGTTCATTTGTACGACTGTGCCAGCATCGGCAGCCACTAGGACATAACTGGCAGTTTTGGCCGTAGTTGATCCACCGCCCATAGAGGTTTGTTGCAGGCTAGTCATCTGCGCCGCCGTTAGGACCTGGCCCGTTGTAAAGGTTTGCTTAGCCATTATTCACCTGCCTGTTCATAGTTAGTAGGATAGTACATTGGTATCTAAAACCCCGTATAACGCGCTGTTTAGGATAAACGCATCAATTATTGATTCCAGCGTGGTCATCACCACACGCCATTGATTTGGCGTGATATTCATGGCCTTGCCAAATACTTGCAAGGTTTTGGTCAAATCCGTTGAGCCCGGTTGGGCTGTTGTAATGGTTACGGGATCAAAGAAATCCAAGTCAAGGGCTGCAATGATGCCTGAGTTGTAATTGTTGGTGTAAAGGTCTAACTCAATGGCATCACATCGCACTGTGGTTTCAGCATTTGATGCCACGAATGCTTGAGCATAATTGAGGGCCGTTGCCGTATCTTGCATGAGCAAATTCTGCTGATTGTAGGAGTGCAAGAAATACTTGGTGACACTTGCTGAATCCGTTGCAGTCTGAACAGCAAGCCCAGTAGCGGTGATCTGGGCTGAGTTAAAGATAAGCAAGTCATTGAGTACCCACACCGCATTAAAGTAATCGATGCCAAGGCCATCATCGCTAAAAACTACTGGGGTGCCTGCAACGCTAGAGGCTGTGACTGACCTATCCTGAAACACAAAACTGCCAGTAGCATCAACATAAAATGCGCCAAATTCTGTGGTTTCAACTGTTTGGCAGGCTGCAAGGGAAGTTCGAGCCGTGCCAGGATCAGCCTGGAGCGTGGTCAAACCTGCATCAATATCCCTCATTGATGCTGGCCAAGAAATTTGGTCAAGAATATTATTGATGCGCGCACCACTTAATTGTCCAGCACTTGTGCCTGCCACTGTTGAAATCTGAGCATTTGCTGCTAAGCGGAATGCATCAACGGCCGTGATGGTGGTAAGTGCCACCTCAGATGTGCCAGCCTTTGGGATGGATGTGGAAAACCCAGTGATAAATCCAGAAAAGACTGGGTAAGTGGTGCTGATTGAAGTCACGGTGTCGGTGTAGGTGGCCGTAATTTGCACCTTGCGCATAGGTGTGAGCAGCGTGTAATAAGGCCCAGCAGTATTTTGAGGATTAAAGTCACCATTTTGGTCAACAATTACTAATGTCAATGTGCCCGTTTGGAATTGATTAGTCTGCACACTGCGCCCACGCTTGGTTTGAATGCTGTTGACCACATTGGAAACATCGACAATAACGGCTGCTGCATCTGCCAATACATTGGTGTCAAGTATGCCTTGATCTAAAATCATGGCTTGGGCAAAACTAGGGCCCGTTGAGAAGTTTATGAATGCATTGACTGTTGGCACTGTCATTAGATTGAGCCAGCCACAAATAGATTATTACCATTGCGTGTATTGTCCACAACGGCATCCTGCACAATTTCAATAAGGCCGCTTGTATTGTCATTGATAGTTACTGTCACGCCGCCATCTTTAGCATTTGCAAATGCATTGACGGCATCGATGAAGGCACCCAATGCGGCTGTGTCTAATTCTCCAAAAATGCTCTCCATAATTGGCACATTATTAGTTGGTACAAAATCACCAGGTTTGAGTGTGTCATCTGTGGCTGTGATAATTGCTTCCACTGCCGTCACAATGGTTCCAATGGCATCTTTTGTGTCTTTATCCGTTGCAATAATTGTCACTAAATCTTTTGTTATTGCGGCGATTGCCTCAGTAGTAGTTTCTGTGGCTGTAATGATTGCTGCCACTGCCGTGGCGGTTTCCGTAATTGCGGCCACAGTAGCCGCACTGCCATCTTTTGTGTCTTTATCCGTTTTCACAATTTCAGCAATAGCGGCGGCCGTAGTCGTAGTGGCCTCAATGATTGCGGCCACGGCAGTGGTTTTGCCACCAGTTACGGCACCACCAGTTACGGCACCACCAGTTACTTCACCTATTTTAGCAATGGCTTCGGCCTTGTTTATGACTGCTCCAGGAGTAAGTGCTGTCCTATACATCCCCAACGCCGTTGTCGCTAAACCTGTAGCAGTTGCTAATTTTTCTAACGCGCTGGCTGCTGCCAATTCATTTTTTAATTTATCTGCCTGGGCCTTTACCAATGCATCATTGGCGGCCTGGGCTGTTTTGCCCGTTTCATCAAGAATGGCAATTTGCGCTCTAATGCGTGCCTTGGTTTCCTCATCCGTTGCATTGAGCAATGCAGCATTAAGGCCTATGCGCTCTAAATCAAACTTGGCTTTGAGTGCATCCAAAGCAGCCTGATCCTTTTTCATCTGGGCTTCCTCTTTAAGAGCCTTATTCTTAGCAAGGAGTGCAGCCAATTCCACTGCCTTTTGCAGTTGCAATTTCTTATTAGTTGCCACTGCTAAATTGCGATCTCCCGGGCTTTGTTGGCCGTAACCTGTTTTGACTTTAGATTGTCCTAATCGTGCCAAGCCTCCCAATGGCCCCATGGTTACTACATCACTTAAAGTGTTGGTAATTGCAGCAAATAATTTGAAACTTTTTAATTTGGCGGCCAAGATAGCAATGCCTTTAATGACATCAGCAGTATTGGTGGCAAGCCTTTCCATAGAATCTGCTGTATCACTGACACCATTTTGGCCACTAAGCAATGAAATAGAGTTCAATAAACCCTTACCAATAATCTCTTTGGCGTTGGCTGATGCCACGGCCAGTTTATCCATTTGCCCTGAGTAACCTTGTGCAGCTGTGAGGGCTGATCCTTTGTATTTGGCAGTCAACTCAGCCGTGATTTTGTTCATGTCGCCTGTTGCCAAGGTTGCCTTTGATACAGCCCCACCCATTTTGGCTAATGCAGTGGTGTTGCCCTGAAATCCTTTGGCCAATGCAATGCTGACTGCACTTAGATCCTTACCTGTGGCTTGACTGACATCTAAGGCCAAGGCCAATGCATTTTGGGATTTTGTTACATCGCCTGTGGCAGTCAATAAGGTTTGAAGTGCTGGCCTTAAAGCATCATCAAGGACACCTGTGGTTTTTTGTAACTTGGCAATAAAATCCTCAACGCCTGTGGCTGCATAAGATGCGCCTATATTCTTTAAGGAGTTGCCAAGCATCCGCACGGCTTTATCATCTGCTACAAATGCTTTGACGGATGCCTTGCCAAAAGCCAATAATTTTTGTGCAGCAAAAACTCCTGCCAATGTTTTGCCCATTGCTTTGACGGATTTATCAAAACTGCTGATGTGTTTCTTGGCTTTGTTTAATCCCTTGGGGTCATAACGGGTTGTGGCCGTGACTAATAAATTTGGCACTATGCCACCGCCACATAACTTGCTTGATTGCCAGCCCCACCAACAGCATTAAATATATTGACGGCCTTATCAATGGCCTTGGCCACGGCCAGGGTTGCCTTGCCTTGATCTTGTTCCCATGCCTTAAATATCAATCGGCCACGCTCTGGGCCTTTACCATAGAGTGAACCCATAGCACCAATGAATAATTGGCCTGCCTGTGGGTTATTGGATGCACCTTGTTGACCTGACTGCACGCGCCCGGCGGTTTCATAAATGGCACCTGCTGGTGAATTATTGCGCACATAATATTGAGCGCGATAGCCCTGTTTGTTTTGGCGGCTCTTGCCTTGACGATAGACGATGCCAGCTGTGACCTCTGCTGTGTCAAAGAGTGGAAACTTGCGCACGCGCCCACCTGTGTTAAACACCGCTTGGCTTTGTACCTTGCCACGCTTTTCCCAGCCCGATAAGTAAGTGGGGAATCCAATGGGCACATCTGCCCGGGCCTTATCACGGATGCCAAGCATGACGGCCTTGATGTCTTTGTTCATTTCCTTGGTGAGATCCCTATCAAACTTGCGCATTGCCTTGAGAGTGGACTCAACGCCGCTTATGTCTAGTGGCATTGGCACGCTCCTTTGCTCTATCTGTCAAAACCTGCATAACAGCCTTAAACATTCTCTCATCCATCTCTAACAC